CTTACTTGTTTATTTGACCTTAATACTATGTTTATGTTCTTGCAGTGGTAAATAACAGTAGCGTGATTTATGTTTAATTCTTTTCCTATTTGTGGATAGCTTTTATTTTCTTTTCTTAATAGATAACAAGCTAATGCTTTGTATTCTACTATTTCTCTTTTTCTACATTTTTTAGTTATATCTATTCCTGTTGTTTGTTTAATTAATTCTACTATTTCCATATTATTCAAATGTTAATTCTATTTTGTTTTCAAAGTATTCTTCTACTACTGAAGTTAAAGTAAGAAACGAACTTACTTCTATTGCTAAATGAATACCAGCACAAGCTTCAAATTCTTCACGTTCTTCATAGTCTTTTAAAACATAACGCATTGTTTCTAAACTTTCGCCTTGTGCAATATCATATAAAGTCATAGCAAATGCTTCATCTTTTGTTAGTTCTTCTATCATAGCACACCCCTTAAAACGTATTGGTCTAAATCTACTCCTTCTGTTTGAAAAAAGTATTTAAAGTTACTAATACCTTGCTCAAACTTTGCTTTACCTTTTGCATAGAACTCATCACTACATTCAAATATTGCTATGTCTAAACTACCTTTGTCAATTACTACAAATACAAAGTTTTCTACTCCAAACATTTCACGATATAACCAAGCTTGTAAATCATAACTATATTTATCAGCACTATATCTAAAATCTTTTATTCCTGTTGTAGTTTTTAAATCAATAATAGTATTGCCTTTTAGTATATCTGCTTTTGCCCTAATAGGTAAACCATCAATCATTGCTATTTGTGGAACTTCATATTCAGCATTTATTAAGTATTCTTTTACTGCTTCGTTTCTTAATAATGCGTCTGCTAAACGTTCACCAGCTTTCTTTTCAGTTTGTGTATATACTTCTTTTCCTGATTCTTTTGCTAACTTGTATTCTTTACTTGCTTTTGTTGCAGCTTCTACAAATACAATATCATTAAGTTTTTCAGGTTCTAAAATCATTGTGTGAAATAGTTTGCCATCTCTTAATGCTTGTGTTTCATCACTTCCGTATTTATTAACGAAATAATAAGTTTTAGGAGAAGATAATAATGTTTTAATACTTGAACTACTTAAAGCGTTTTTACCCAAATATCCGTAATAGAAATCATCGTTGTACATATTGTCAAGGATTTCTTGTTTGTTCCATTGTTTGTTGTCAAATGTTGTTATCATAATTTTAAATCGTTTAAATTGTTCATTGTTTCTTCGTAAGCTAATACTTGTTTAATTTCTTCCATATACGCATCAGATTCATTCCATTCTGTTTGTAATAACTTTTTAATAAAACGTAATCTGTTTTGGATATAAACGTTGTCTAAATCTTTTGTTAATTGAATTAAGCTGTCTAATTCTTGTACTACTTGTGTTTTCATAATTATAATTTATTATATTCTTCAATACTTCTAATCTTAACTGACCTATACATATCTCTAAAGATTTTATACGAATCATCAAAATTATTCGCTTTAATTAATAATTCACAGTCAATACAATCATTGCCTGTTTCCTTCCAATAACTTACTAAAAATGTTCTCATAATGTTTATTTGTTTATTTGTTTTAGCAAATATAATACTTTTTTTAATACAAAATACATATTAACACTTTTTTAACAAATAAAAAGGTAAGCATTAACTTACCTATTATTTTCTATCCATTGTTCTTGCAGCTTTTCGTGATAATCTATTTCTCGTAGTAAATAGTTTAATGCTTTACGCAAGTCATCAAGTTCATTATCTTTTTTTCCTGCTCGTGCTAAATACTTGACTATATTGCCACGATTAAAATTCATATTGTACATTTTACAAAAGTCTATTACATCAACTCTTGATTCTGTCATATAATGTAGTGGTGTTATTTTACTCATATTATTCAATCTTTAAAAATTCAGCTTCAGCATATTGCTTAAACCATTCTTTGTTATCGTTGTACTTATCAATTACTGCATCAATCATAATTAATTCATCAAGTGTTGAAGTACTTAATTTGGTAACCAAACTTTCAATCTTACTTAAAATGTTTGTAGTCATTTCAGGGTCTGTTTTATAAATACTTGTATATTCTTTATGTACGACACTTTCTAAATCTTTGTTAAGTAAGTTTATTCTATTCTTAATTTGTTGCTTGTATTGTACTGTAAAGCGTAAATTTTCGTTACATTCCAATAGCAACTGACTTAATATAACTTGCTTTAAGTATTCTAATTGTATTGTATTCATATTTCTTTTAAAATGTTTTGTTGTTCTATATGCAAATAACTAACTTCTTTTGATACTTTATGTCGTGTACTAAAGTGTGTTGAAGCAGGATTTTTACTATTCGTTTCCCAAATTGGTTTTACTTGTAAAAGATTCCAAAAATAAATTCCTCTTGGTGTTGAATTAATATAAATTGGTATGTCTAAATGTTTTTCACATTCACTTAACATAGAATCGTATTTTTTCTTTTCTAAAAGCATTTCGTTAAAATGTTTAGTTCTACACTTTAATTCTATTCTATGTTTAAATTGTGGTGAATAACAATCCCATCTACTCATTTGGTTTTTTGATTTAACCAAATCTTTGTAGATATTTTCTTTTAGCCAAAGGAATAAATCCTGCTCGTTCCAATTATGCATTCTGCGTAGTATAAACTTTCTTTAATTCGTTTATTCTATCCCTCCAGCAAGAACCGCAATTTGATGGTTGTATTTTAACTTTAAATACATTGAAATAAATTTCAGTAATTCTTGTTTGTTGCTTAATAGATAATTGATTTAAACTACTTTTAAACAATTCTGAAAGGTATTCGTTATCTTCATCTGTAATACATTCAGGTTTTTTGTATGGAAACAATTTGTTTAATGCTTCTTTTCTTGCTTCGCACCCACAATTAATTCCTGTTGCTTCTGTGATTTTTTCTATTGTATCACCGAATCCTTTTGGTTTTCTACCTCTTGCCATAATTTTAAAGTTTTAAGTTATCGTAATCTTCTTTTAATAATTCTTTTAATTTTGTTTTGTGCTTTTTAAGTGAATGGAATATACTTACCCAACTTATACCTGTTTGAGCTGCTAACTTTCGTATTGAAGTTTTTTCATCTCGATACAAAGTAAATAATTTCTTATCGTACCAATCCCAAGAATTTACTTCTTCTTCAGCTTTATTACGAAAATTAAACCATTCAATCTCTTTTTCAATATCAAAATCATCTACCATTTTATAAACCTCATCGTTTAATTCGCACTTGTTAATTCTTTTACGAACGTTGTGTAATTGAAAATGAATGTTTCTAATAATGATAAACATATAACCTCTGTTCACTCTACCATTTGTAAAGCATTGTTCTTCTGTTACATTGTACTTGTGTAGTAGTAAATACATTTCTTGCACAATATCATCTGCCCAATCTTTATCAAATAATTTTGCCAATTCTACCCAATCTTTGTGGTATTTAGCAACCTTTTCTAAAACTATTTGGTTTCCCATAATATATTAATAGATAAAATTCCTAATAGAATTTGAACAGTATGCCATTTCTCGTCATCAACTTCTTCTACATCGTGTAAAAAACCAACCATAAATCCGTTTATAATTGCAAGGTTTACTTCTTTACCTTGTTTTACCGCTAATGTTAAACCAATTATTGCTATTAAAAGCAATGTTAAAATGTAAATCATATAATAATTATTAATAGTTAAAATGCCTATTAATTTGTTTCCTTATTATTAATATAATCTAACTCCTAATTTAGCTACTTTCTTTTCTTTTAAAGCAGGTTTTAAACTTATTTGAATATCTATATCAGTTAGTTCACTATCTTGCTTTAGAATTGATTTATATGCTTCTTCTATTGCATTCCAATCCAAAACAGAATCAACTTGTAATAATTCTTCAATCATTTGTAACTTAAAAGTTACATCTTTAAAATAAGATAATAGTTCTGAATTATCAGAATGGTATACAAGCATACGAGCTGCCGAAACTTGTAAATCTTTTATGTGGTTTTGTATCATAATTAAAAATCTTTTAATGGGTCATAAAAATCACCTACTACTTCAGGCAATCCATAATTATTAACTTTAAAACTAAATTGCTCAAATGGTGCATTTCTACTTCTCTTACAACTTACTGTTACTAAATCTTTGTTTATTGTGTTTAATTCTAATTGAATTTGTGTTTCACATTTCTTTTCCAAGAAACTACCTAAATGCCCTGTTGGTTTATCTGAACCAAAATTAGAGTGAATAACTGTTATAATGTGACAATTTAATTCTTTACTCCAAGACATTAACTTTTGAACAACTGCATTTGATTCTTCTATGTTATTTACATCAGAACATAAATCTGCAATACCATCAATAATTACTACACCTATTTTTTCACGTTCTAATTTCTCGTATAAAAACCATTCTATAAAATCAATCCTATC